CTGCAGCACCCGACCGCAACCAATTCCTTCGAGCGCACTGCAACCTATGGGTGGCGGCTGCGTCATCTTGGCTACCGGTCGGCGTGTGGAACAACCGTGTCGCCAACGACCTAGTCCACGACGGCGGGCCATCGGTGTTGGCTGTGGATTCCGCTGTGGACGATTCAAAATATGTGGGTGTGTGGGCGCGTAAAAATAGTGGCGGCACAATTGTTGCCGGCATTAAATTCACGGCCGAATCCATTAGTGAAATGTGGGAACACATTGAACGGGCCATGGACGCCGACCCGAAATTGACCTTGGCTATTACGCCATCGCTGGCTGTGCATACGCCAGAGAAATACATTCGCCGTAAACAGGATTGGGGTTATGGTGAACTGTTGAAATGGACGTCCATTGCTAGATCGTTAATTGCTGAAAACAAGATTCAGCATGACGGCGGCGAGATGCTGGCCGAGCATGTGAACCGAGCTGTGCTGGTCAAATCAGCTGCGTCGATTGTTGTGTCGAGTCAGCGGTCACCGGGGCCGATTGAGGCTTGCCGTTGTTTGATTGCCGCCACGGTCATGGTGTCTCGCCCAGCCAATTCAAACAGGGTGGCGTTCGGAGTTTCTGCGTAAGGTACTTGCAAATGCAATTAGTTTGTGACAGACTCCAAGCACATGGGTATTTTCTCACGCAAAGTTGAAACGGCGCATTTCGCATCTGCGCCTGTTAAGGCTGCCGCTGGTGCAGCCAATGTTGGCAACTTCATTGTTTACCAAACAGGCACCGATGAAATTAAAGCCTTGTCCGTGCCGACCGTGTCCCGTTCCCGCGACTTAATTGCTGGCCTTATCGGCTCGCTCGAATTAAAGCACTACTCAAAACAATGGATGGGCGAAAACTACGAAGAAGTTTACCTTCCGCTCGAGCCTTGGATGGAACGCCCAGATCCAAAAGTCTCCCGCTCGTTCTTCTTTGTAAACATTTTCTCCGACTTGTTCTTTTACGGTGTCGCCTACGCCTACATCACCCGCCGCTACGCACCAGCTGGTGGCGGCACACAAGGATTCCCCGCAGCGTTTACATGGCTACCCGCATCAAACATGTCCAGCGTCAAACAAACCGGCTACCCACAGTTCTACGGGCCATCAGATGAACTTGAGTTCAACGGGCAACCGCTAGACGTAAACAACGTGGTGCAGTTCATCAGCCCTATCGAAGGCATCCTGAAAATTGGCGCTCGCGCTATTAACACCAGCATTTACCTAGATCAGGCTGCAGACCGTTACGCCCAGCTGGAAACCACACCGGGTTATTTGCAGCAGGTAGACGGCGAAGATTTGTCGGGCGAGGACTTAGGTTCGTTGGCGTCGGCGTGGGCGCAGGCTCGTAAAGCGAACGCTATTGGTGCTTTATCTCGCCAAGTCGAGTTTCGTGAGTACAAGACCAACCCGCAAGAGGTCATTGGCGACCAGCGCAAGTATCAGGCGCTAGAAATGGCTCGCCTGTGCAACATCCCCGCCTATTTGGTGTCGGCTCCGACCGAGGGCGCATCAATGACGTATCAGAACGCCCAGCAGGCCCGACAAGACCTGTACCTATTTGGCGCTCGCATCTATCTGGACTGCATCGAGCAGACCTTGTCGGCAGACAACATCCTGCCAAGGGGACGCTACGTCGAGTTCAACATGGAAGATTACGCCGGGGAAGTCGCCGAGGACTCCCGCCGTTCAAACGAAATGGAAGAAGCATGATCCAATTTAAGGCCGTGCCTGTCACCCTTGACGCCGCTGCAGGTGAGGACTCACCCCGCACCATCACGGGCGTTGCTGTTCCTTGGGACACGCCTGCAACGGTGTCAAGTGGCGAATCCGTCATGTTTCGCCGTGGCGCTTTTGATGTAAACGCCAAAGCACCAAAACTGATTGAGGGTCACGACATGACGCAGCTGCGTGGTGTTGTCACCGAGTTAGTTGAAGCCGAAGAAGGCTTGCTGTTTACAGCCAAGTTTGCTAAGACTCGCGCATCAGACGAAGCCATCGAGCTAGTGAAGGCTGGCGCGTATGACTCCGTCAGCGTCGGCGCAATCCCCATCAAGTTCAAATACGACAAGAACGGCACAATGGTTGTTTCCAAAGCCAACCTTGTCGAAATAAGTCTCGTGGCCCAGCCCGCTTTCGCGGATGCTGTAATCACAGAAATCGCCGCCTCACAACCTGAAGAGGATGAGGCAGACGAAACCCAACCCAATGACATTCCTGAGGAGGAAACCATGTCACAAGAAACCCCAGCGGTTGAGGCTTCGGCTGAAATCGTTCCAACAGCACCAATCGTGTTTGCACAAGCAAAAAAGCACGTTGAATTGCCAACAGCAGTTGAATACATCGCCGCAGCAATTGCAGGCGGTTCCGCATGGCACGAAATGAGCCAAGCACTTCGCGCAGGCGCACCAGACATTGTCACAACCGACACACCCGGCATCTTGCCAACCCCAATCGTGTCCCCTGTTTACAACAACTTCATCGGCCGTCGCCCAGTCGTTGATGCAGTTGGCGTACGCGCAATGCCCGCAGGTGGCAAGGTGTTCATCCGTCCAGAAGTGACCACACACGTCACCATCGGCGCATCCATCGGTGAGCAGTCACCAAGCCAAGGCACAATGGTCGTTTTCAACAACCAAGTAACCAAGCAAATCTTCGGTGGTTATGTAAACATTTCTGAAGCCGACATCGATTGGTCAGATCCAGCAGTTTTGTCCGTCGTTCTTGACGACATGGGCCGCATCTACGCAAACGCCACCGACAACTACGCAGCAGACACACTCGCAACCGGCGCAACCGTCACACAGAACTTCGCAACCGCAGACGTTGCAAAGCCTGAAGTATGGTCAGCAGAAGTAGCACAAGCCGCAGCGACAATCTTGTCGTCCAGCAACGGCAACCTGCCAACACACTTGTTCCTCGCACCAGGAATCTGGCAGGATCTTCTCGCCCTTTCAGACGACGCAAACCGTCCGCTATTCCCACAGGTTGGCCCAATGAACGCATTTGGCAACCTTGCACCGGGACAAGCAAACGGCAACGCATTTGGCCTGCAGGTAGTTGTAGATCGCAACTTCGCAAGCGGAACCGCCATCGTCGGTGACGCATCTGGCTACGAACTGTACGAACAGCAGAAGGGTGCAATCAGCATCGATTCACCATCAACGCTGTCGCGCACAATCGCTTTCCGCGGTTACTTCGCAGCCTTGATGATTGACTCAACCAAGTTCGTCAAGTTCAACTTCACCGTCTAATCGGTTACTAGGTAGGGGAAGGGTCTGCAATGGCTGTCGCAACAATCACGTTCGTACAACGCACGGATAACTACGCCGCCATTCAGACCCTGACCGACCTTGAGGTTCAAACAGGCGACACCGTCACCATTTCAGGCGTCGCAACCACAGGATTCAACGCCACCGCAGTAGTCATCTCCACAGAGCCGTACTACTTCGAAGGCACCACGCAAGAGGGCGAATTGTTGTTTGACTACGACATTCCCCGCCCAAACCAAATTGTTTACGCGAACACCGGCACAGACGTGGCCTACGGGGCGGCATCTGGCACTTTGACCTACACACAATCTGTGTCGTGGATCATCGCTTCAGATGTGTTGTCGTGGCTCGGTATTGACGTGGCAACCGCCAACGACACCGCATTCGTGACAGTTTGTGTAAGCGCCAGCAACGCTTGGTGCTATCGCAAACGCCGTGAGGCTGGCTACATCGACTCAATGACTACGGTGCCTAGCGCCGATGTCAAACTAGGGACAATTATGTATGCCGCCACGCTTTATCGTGAGCGTGGTTCGGTGGATTCGTTTGCTTCGTTTGACGCTATGGGTTCGTTCCCTGTGCCGTCTACGTTGGGTCGTATTATGCAGCTGCTTGGTTGTGGTAGGGCGCAGGTTGCGTAATGCCAGCATCGGGCATTCTTGTTGATTCTGTAAACGCTGTGAAAACGGCGCTGACGGGTCTTGGCTTGAAACCTGTTACTGATCCGCGTAATGCCCGCCCTATGTCGGTGTTTATCGAGTTGCCTACGGTGTCGGCGTTTACATACAACGTGGGCGACATCACCCTTCGCCTTCGCATTTTGGCACCACCCCCCGGTAACCAAGATGCGGGGGATTACCTCATGACTATCGCTGATCAAATAATGAACTCGGCGATTGCCGTTACTGATTTGGCACCCGGTGTGGTGTCGGTCGGTGGGCAAGACCTCCCAACTTACGACCTCACAGCCCGTGTGGCCGTTCGACGCAACTAAACAAAGGATACGAAATGCCAACTACATTTCTCAGCAACGCCACCATCAACATCACCCAAGGCGCAACCACATACGACTTGAGTGCTGAGGCAAACCAGATCACATTGACCATCGGAAACGACGCGCTCGAATCCACCAGCTTTGGCGACACAGGCCGCACATTCGTGGCAGGCCTTCAGTCAGTTGAGGTCAGCATGACGTTGTTCCTCGCTTACGGCGGTACGGGCGCAACCAGCGAAACCGAAGCTGCACTGTTCGCCATGGTCGGCAAAAGCAGCACTCTTGTCATTTCGCCTAGCGGAACCACCGAATCGGCCACCAACCCTGAGTACACCATCACAGGCGCATACCTTGAAACGTTTACGCCGATTAACTCAACGGTTGGCGAACTCGCCACAGTCGAAGTGACATTCACGGGTGGAACATTCGCCCGCGACGTCACCGCACCGTAAACAAAAACAACGTAGGGAGAAACTATGAAAATCACATTACGAGTCCAACAAAACGACGGCCAAGAATACGAGGTAACGACCAACCTGTTTACGGTCGTTGCGATGGAACGCAAGTTCAAAATAAAAGCCTCAGATCTTGCCCAAGGTATCGCCCTTGAGCATCTGGCCTTTTTGGCTTACGAGTCGTGTAAACAGTCAAGTATTACGGTGCCCTTGTCATTTGACGAATACCTCAAGAAACTTGACAGCATTGACGTTGTAAGCGAGGAAACCGCAAACCCTTCCGAAGAGGCAGCTACTCAAGACAACTAGCCGAAGTGCTGGTCGTCACCGGGTATTGGCCTCATCACATACCATTTGACAGTCAAGATCTGGCAACAGTCATTGACGTGTTAAACGAACAAGCGAAAGAATCGAAACGTGGCCGCAAGCATTAGAACCGAGTTAGTAGGTGCTAAAGAGGCTGTCCGTTCGCTCAACAAGATTGAGCCGGGTTTGCGTAAACAGTTCGCCGCCGAAGCAACACAGATCGCCAAACCAGCCATTGATGAAGCAGCGTCGCGTTATCAGGCGCTCGGTGTCCCTCTGTCAGGCATGAACCGCAACTGGACAAACAACGGTCGCAAGATTTTCCCGTTCAGCGTAAACAAAGCCGTCCGCGGCTTAAAAGTCCGTGTCGAAGGTGACCGCCGTAAAACAGGCGTCATTCTGTTAGAGCAACGTGACGTGGCAGCTGCAGTATTTGAAGGTGCTGGTCGTGCTAACGCCAACAGCCTCGGTAATTCGCTAGGGCAGTTGTCACCCGGTCGTACCCGCATCCTTGGCCCATCGCTTTACAAACGCCAAGGTGAAGTCACCAAAGAGATGGAAAAAGCCGTGTTAGCGGTAATTGACCGTGTAAACAAGGAGTTGCGCTAATGGCTATCAGTATCCCCATCATTGCCGAATTCACAGGCAACGGTATTGAAAAAGCCCGCAAAGAGTTTGCCCAACTTGAGACAGCAGGCGAGAAAGCACAGTTCGCTATTAAGAAAGCCGCTATCCCAGCGACAGCGGCGTTGGCTGGTGTTGGGGCGGCATTGTTTGACGCCACCAAAGGCGCTATCGAGGATGCAGCAGCACAGGATCTATTAGCCAATAATTTGCGTAAGACTACGGGCGCTACTGATGCTCAGATTGCCGCCACGGAGGATTGGATTTCTACGCAGGGTCAGTTGTTGGGTGTTGCTGATGATCAGTTGCGTCCTGCGTTGGCGAAGTTGTCGAGAGCTACGGGTTCTGTCACTAAGGCGCAGGAATTAGCCACGCAGGCTATGGACATAGCCGCAGCCACGGGAAAGCCGTTAGAGAGCGTTGTGGGCGCTCTGGAGAAGGCGTACGGGGGCAACATGACCGCCCTTGGTCGTTTAGCGCCTGAGTACCGCCAACTAATTAAGGACGGCGCATCGTTTGAGGAGGTCATGGCCAAGTTGGGCGAGACCACGGGTGGTGCCGCCACGGAGGCGGCGAACACGGCGGCGGGTCAGTTTGGCCGTATGAAGGTGGCGCTCAATGAAACCAAGGAATCTGTCGGCGCGGCGTTGTTGCCTGCTATTGAGGCGATTTTGCCGTACCTCACCAAGTTCGCTACTTGGGCGTCAGAAAACCCTAAAGTCTTTCTGGGTATCGCTGGCGCTATCGCTGGCATTTCGGCCGCCATCATTGCGCTCAACTTTGCTTTAGCCGCCAACCCCATCACCCTGATTGCTATCGGTATCGTTGCACTTGGCGCGGCGCTCACAGCGGCCTATTTCAAGTTTGAAGGGTTCCGCAAGGTTGTCGATGCTTTGTTCGGCGCTATCAAGTTCTACATCAACAACGTCACCATTCCAGCGTTCCAACTAATGTTTACAGTTGTCAAAACAATCTTCAACGGCATCGCAGCCGCGTGGAACAACACGTTCGGCAAACTGTCATTCAAGATTCCCGGCTGGGTTCCCGGTGTCGGTGGCAAAGGCTTCGAAGTACCGAATATTCCGATGCTGGCTAACGGCGGCATTGTCACAGGCCCAACGCTTGCCATGATCGGCGAAGGCGGCGAATCCGAAGCCGTCATTCCACTATCACGCCTAGACCAAATGACCGGCGGTGGCGGCAATAACGTCACCATCCATGTAAACGGCGGTGACCCTAACGCGGTCGTTTCGGCGTTGCGTACCTATATGCGTCAAAACGGTTCTGTGCCGATTCGAGTGAGCAACATCTTCTAATGGCGCTGCAGTCGTACACCGTTGCCTACTCCACCAATGGCACCAGCTGGACAAACTTGACCAATGTTCAGACTGTAAACATCAACATTGGTAAACGCGCACAGTTAGATCAGGTAAACGCTTCGACTGCGTCGTTTGAGATGCGCTACCCCACAGGTTTCGCTACACCGATTGCCCAGATGGTGACCGGCACATTCATCCGTATTTCTAATTCAACGGCTACGTCTTACCCGATTTGGTACGGCGAAATAAACGATGTGACGGCTGTTTACGGGATGCCGTATGCGGCTGGTGTCGGCAACCTTGACTTTCTGCGGGTGTCTTGTGAAGGGGCTTTTGCTGCGGTTGGCCGTATGCAAGGCAACGGGTATGTGATGCCTGCCGACACGATTGTTGGGCAGTTTTCGCTAGCCAACACCCAGACGGGGTTGAACTTTGGTTATTTGCCGTTAAGCACCGCTACACCGTTGGCGTCTACGACTGTAAACGGGTCTTGGGGTGATTGGGTAAACCGCGCTTGCCAATCGACTAACAGCCGTTTGTGGGACGGCATCGCCTACAACGGATCTACTGTGATTTCCCCGTTCTATAACTCGGTTAGCACCATCAACTTTTCGGACACCGCCAACAACGCCACGAATCAGGTGTACAACCAAATTAATTTTGACAGCCTTGCCGACAACTTCTACACACAGGTAACGGTTACCCCTGAAAGTTTTGGGGCGGCCACGGTGACGCAGGTTGGCGCTTCGTTGCCGTACCGCACCTACCAAACGAACACGTTGAGCGCCAGCACCGCGCAAGCAACCGACTACGCCAATTATCTGCTAGCGAACTATGGCACAGCTGCGCTTGCGATTAGTTCGGTGACTTGTTCGGGTGACGCCCAAAGCAGTTTTCAGTTAGACAAAATGGGTGAAAACAACGAGTTCGGTAAGACGGTTGGCCGTCAGGTTTCTGTGGCGTTTCGTGGCACTAGCTACCAATGTGTGGTGGAGGGTGTCACGATGTCGGCTACACCGGGCGAGTCGTTGTTTACATTCCATTTGTCGGGTGCTGATCTGAATTCGTATTTGATTTTGAATAATACGAATTACGGCAGGCTCGATTTCAACAAGTTAGGTTATTAGGTATGAGTTTTCCATCTTTTGCTAGTGGTGAGGTTTTGACGGCCGCGGATATGAACGCTGTCGGGATGTGGCTAGTCAAATCTTCCACGTTTACAACTGCCTCAACTTGTCCAATGGAATCCGTATTCTCTAGTAATTATCAAAATTACAGAGTTTTGATTTCATTAGCAGGTTCTGCAAGTTCGTCTCATAACTTAGTGTTTTACACAGGTACTAATACCGAATATACGTCTGCAACTTATAACCGTTACGGATTTTATTTATCAACCGGTGGCGTGTTTACAAACTTTTTTGCTGGCACTCTTACTTCAGCATTTGTAAACAATCACTCCGCAACTGTTGCCAACAAATCAACAAATGAAATAACAATTTTTAGCCCAAATACAACTGCAAGCAGAACAAACCTTCAGTCAATGGCACAAGACGCCTCATCAGCACTAGCGCTTTGGGTGAACCATATTGTTGATACGACAACAGCGTTTACAGGCTTTGTCATTAAGCCTGTATCGGGAACGCTCACAGGCACTATTCAAGTTTATGGGATGAAAAGTTAGCCATGTCTGAACCCGTCCTCATCGCCCTAATTGGTGGCGGCTTTTCCGTC